CCCGCGTACTTTTTAACGGCTATGTAGATCGCCAGGCCAATCTGAATGGCGTGCGATCTGATGATGTCGCCAAATCTTTCAGCGTTGAACCGGCAGTGCAGCAGCGCATGGAAAAAGCTTCGATGGAAAGCGATGATTTTCTTAAGAAAATTAACGTATTCCCGGTAAAAGCCCAGGAAGGCCAGAAAATCCTGATTGGTAGTAAAGGCCCGATTGCCAGCACTAACAACAGCAGCGACGGCACTTCACGCCGTAACCCGGTAGACAACCATTCCAAGGAGCCAAGTAGCTATCGTTGCCGTAAGACGAACTACGATTCCAGCGTGAGCTATTCACAGCTGGATGCCTGGTCTATGCAGCCTAATTTCCAGTCTCTGATCAGTGCTGCACACGCACAGCAGGTTGCGCTGGATCGCATCATGATTGGCTTTAACGGTACGTCATACGCTGAAGTATCTAATCGTGCGGCAAATCCGCTGTTGCAGGATTGCGGCGTTGGCTGGCTTCAGAAAATCCGTAATGAAGCCCCACACCGTATTATCAGTGACGTCACGCTGACCGCCCGTGATGAAGACAACAAAATCGTAGCCAAAGGCACTTACGGCAACCTCGATGCAGCAGTCTTTGACGCCAAAAACACACTGCTGGATTCCTGGCACCGCAAAGCGCCTGATCTGGTCGTGATCCTGTCGTCAGATCTGCTGACCAGTAGTTACTTCCCGAAACTGAACGCGTTGAGCCAGACCAATCCGAACGCCGAACTGATCGCCGCACAGTTGATTGTGTCCAGTGAAAAAGTTGGCGGTCTGCCGGTGGTCTTTGCGCCGTACATGCCTGATGACTGCGTGCTGATCACGTCGCTGAAAAATCTCTCCGTGTATTACCAGTTGGGGGCGCTGCGTCGAACCATTGTTGAAGAGCCTCACTATAACCGCGTGGCTAACTACCAGTCCTCTAATGATGATTTCGTTGTGGAAGACTACGGCAAGTGTGCATTCATTGACGGAATTTCTTTTGCCGAAGCCCCGGAAACGCAATCCGCAGAAGTGGTCAATCAACCCGTTGAAACCGAATAGAACGCGGTGAATAACTGATATTGCGGGCGCTTGAGCGCCCGCCTCCTGGAGAAACTTATGCTAACCCCGGCACAAAAACACTTTCAGCAAGTGATGGCTGATCGACGCGGAGACAGCGCCGCACAACAAAGCGTTGTACGTACTGCGCATGAGCAGATTTTGCACCGACTGCGCCTCGATCAGACCTCTCTTAAAGCGGTGCAGTCAACTGAGACAAAAGCAGTGATGAAGCGTGACATGCTGCCAAATTATCAGGGCTGGATTGATGGAACACTGGAAGGCGACAGCGGGCGACAGGACGAAGTGATCACCACGCTGATGTTATGGGCGATTGACTGCCAGGACTACCCGCAGGCGCTGAGAATTGGGCGCTACGTGGTGAAGCATGGCTTATCCATGCGCGATGATTTCAAGCGTACCGCGCCGGTACTGCTGGCTGAAGAGATCAGTAACCAGGTACTTAATATCGCAACGGCTGACGCCATGGCTGATTTGTCTGGCTACGTGGCCCTACTGGATGAAGTGGCAGCGATTGTTGAGGGCTGTGATATGCCGGATGAGGTGGCATCCAAACTTTGCAAAGCGCGTGGTTTTTCCCGCCGTGGTACATCCGACAACGAAACAAAAGGCGAGGCGCTCAAGCTGTTTCGCCGCGCAACAGAACTGAATTCAAATGCAGGCGTAAAGCGTGAAATACAGGCTTTAACCCGCGATTTGAAGAAGTTAGCGACATCGCAACCCGATGTGGCCCAGGCGGAGAAGAAACAGGCGAAAACAGCCACCACGCCGCGCGCCGCCGGTAAAGCCAAAAAGCCAGCAGGTAAAGCGGCAAAAGCGAAAAAAGAAACTTAACGACTTCGGCCCCGACCGACAGGCGGCACGCGCGGAGATCTGCCCTTAAATGGTCTTTTCACCGCGTGTCCACCGCCTGATTTTTGAGGAACGTTCATGAGTAGCCTGGTAGCAACTAAGCATCAGTTTCCGGCAAGCAGTGACGTATCTGATGTTGATGACGGTAATGAAACCGTCACGGCGGGCAACTTCTGGCCTGTTATCCAGTTAAAGGAGCTACGCCTTGCGGCGCGTATCACTGGCGGTGTGACAACCTCCAGGCTGAAGCACGTGGCGACAGAAGCTGTGGCGCACGTTACCGAGCAGCTTGATCTATGGCAGTCCAGCCAGGAGGCGGCGGGTTATGGGCAGTTGCAGGATGTACCAGCCCGGCAGTTGAACGCGGAGAGCGTCAAAGTTTACCGATACCGGCGCGCGGTTTACTCCATCGCCCGCGCCCTGGTGCTTGAAGGGTACAGGGATGTTGATACCACTCCGAAGGGGGATAAAGACGCCGCCGCATTGGATCTTCAAATCAGCGATCTCTGGCGGGATGCCCGCTGGGGTATTTCAGACATTCAGCGCAAGCCGCGCATTTACGCGGAGTTGTGCTGATGAAGGTGAAGGCCTTGCAGGGAGACACGCTGGATCAGGTATGCCACCGGCACTACGGAACAACAAAAGGCGTAACCGAGCAGGTATTACGCGCTAATCCGGGGCTGAGAGGGCAGGTTTTTTTAGATGCCGGGCAGGTTGTGGAGATGCCAGACATCGACACTCAGCCCGCAAAGGAGATGGTGCAGCTATGGAGTTGAATCCGTTTCACCGGCTGTGCGACTGGATCACCTGGGTAACGACCTCCATTGGTGTCAGCGTTGGCGTCATGACATGGAATGAAAAGATTGGTTTCGCTGGTCTGGTGCTGGGTGCGTTGTTTGGC